TGTGAAAATGGCTTTCCAAATTGTTTAGTTGCCGTGCTTGACCCATAAGCAATTGTACCACCCGCAGCCCCACCAACATTCAAAGAATCATAACCGCCTTCAACACTCGCTATAAGATCTAAAATTTCTTTGTAATCACCATCAAATACGGACCCATCGCCATCACCGCCACCACCATCAGGTGCCCCACCACCAGGAGTCATATAATCTTCTTTTGTAAATTGCTGACGAATTGATTGCAATGTATTATTGACTTGACTGTTGACCATAGCCTCAAGAGCTTTACCAATACTTTCACCAATCTTCATCCCAATATTTTCATTAGTTGATAATGTTCTTGGTACCATACCACCAGCAGCAAGTCCAACTATTTGATTTTGAATACCTGCAATTGTCCCATTCGTTTCTGCATCGATTGCATTCTGAATCAAATGTCCAAATCCAGTTCCAATTCTTTTGAATGTAGTTGGATCTGGTCTTTGTCCCATTGTCGAATCTATAGCAGCACCCATAATGCCACCGATCAACGGAACTCGTTCCTTGTAATTTTTGGAAGCATTTTCTAATGTCCCAAGTGGATTCTTTTGTCTAGGATTCGTAGGAGATGGGAATAATTTTTTGATCTCTTCTCTTCCACCGACATCTTTTCCTGGTATTGTTTTTTGTGGTTTAATTTTTGTTGGTTTGGGTCTTGTTAGCTTAATGGTTCTTTTGATTGGAGCAGAAACTCTTTTTCCACCTCTGGTAGCTTGGCCACCTTGAGCTTTTGCCTTAAGTTTATCGCCACCAACCAAAGAATCATAAAGTGCTCCACCAACAATATCACCAAGAATACCACCAAGAATAGTTCCAGCAAATGGAACTGGAACAAATGTTCCTAGAGCAGAACCAATTGTAGCACCAACTGCCTTTGCTGCTGCTCTTCCTGGTTTCTCTTTGAATATAACTGTACTGATAATAAAATCAACAAGACCACCAATAATTGGAACTTTTCCAAGTGCCTTACCAGCAAGTCTTCCGGCAAATCTACTAGGAGCTTTTCCGGTTAATCCAGTAAAACTTCTTTTTCCAAACTTTTTAATATAAGCATCTTGTCCATATTGATTCAGATATCTTGCTTGTGCTCTTTTACTGACTCTCTGTCCAGTTTGTTTGTCAACTCCTAGTCTTTCTTTTTTTCCGCCCCCACCACTAAAATCCGCACTACCAGCAGCAGTCATTCCAGCAATAATAGCTAGATTTGCAAAGGTATTAAATTGTTTATCAAATTCTTGTAATCTCTTTTCGGTATCATCTCCACTGATACCTACAATAATTTCCTTAACTTTATCGTATGTCTTATATCCAAATCCAACAAAGTCCACAAAACCATTTAAAATATTTCCAGTAATATTCTCAAAGGTTGTAAATGCTGGACCTAAATTTTTAAGTAATCCCAATACTTGTGGAATGTGCTTTCCAAATTTTGTAAATGCAGCACCAAGTACAGTGTAGAAAAGGAACTGTTTGATTCTATCCAAAAATCCCATCTTGGGAAATTCTGTTGGTTTAAAATCTGGAATCAGTTTGTTTTTCTTTTCTTCTGATTTCAGTTCTTTCTCTTGAAATTTTTGTTGCTCTTGTTCTTTTCTTTGTCTTTCTTCTGATTTTTTTAATAATGAATTATTACCTTTAACAAGCTTTAGAATCAATAGAAGATTTCTTCTAATCTCTATGACTTCTGACAATAAAGTTTTCTTTGGTTGGGTTTCATTTTCTTCTGGTTTGACATCAGAAGGATTAATATTTGGTGTTGATCCAGAAGAAACACCAGAAGAAACAGAAACTCTCTGAGAAGATAAGCCTCTATTTTCGGTTCTATTTTGTGGTATAAATTTATTTGTGTCTATTTTTGCCATCAGCCTAGACCATAGATAGAAGCATTAATTGAAGCTTGAGTAGAGTCTGGTGGTACAAATTGTGGAATTTTTGTACCACCAGAGGAAGCAACTTGTTGATTTGCTTGTTGTGTAATTGGCGGTAAATCGACAAATGATATTTTTTGATTTGCTGTTGGAGGTCCTGGTAGTTGCATTTTTGCTTGTGGAGCAAGTTGTAAGCTTTCTTTATAAACTTGTTGTAGTAATTCAGGTTTCTTAACTGGTTGATTGTAGTAACTCTTACCTTCTAAGTTTGGTAACGAAGCCCATTCTCTCGCAACTGTATTTAAAATTCCTCGACTAAGACCTTGCGTTTTCAGTTGAGATAAAGTAATTCCTCTTCTTTTTGCTAATTCCCAGGCAGCACGGTCCTGAGTTTCTGGTGTCATTTTATCGGATGGCTTTAATACATTCATCACCATTAACTGTTTTAAAGTATTAGGCATGAATTGGTATGCGCCAGATGCTCTAGATTCGCCACTTGGCCAAGGTGCTTTTCCTCCACCAAGTCTCTTCGGTAACATATCAGACATCTGCATGTTAATCAATTCTTTTACCGTCATTTGACGAATTGGAACTTCAGCTCCACCATAAATGGTATCATAAGAATTTTTAGATTTTATAGTTCCTTCCGCAACTTTAAGTGATCTCAAGAATGCTTGAACTTCTCTGGATTTATACTCATAATTTGGTGCTGGACCATGCCATGATGGCTTAATAGTTGTTTGTGGGGTTGGAGTTTTGGAACCAAACAATCTTCCAATACCTCGCATCATTCCACCGATCATTCCACCACCTTGTGCCATCTGAACATTATTAACAAATTTGGGAATGTTGGTTCCACCCCCAATCTTATTCATCGCCAGAAGCCTATCTGCGCCCCAGTAGTCCACTGCTTTTTTGCTGAATACCACTTCACCTGGCTGTAGCACTGTTGCCTGTGTATCGGCCCCAGCTCCGGTTACCGTGAGTCCTGTATTCTCATCAACATATCCACCATTCATAAAAGACTCAGCAAACGGAATTAGACCACCACCACTAAATGCTGAAATTCCTTTCATTGAACCAAAGTCCAAAATGCCTTTCTGTGGACTTGGCGATTTTCCATAATTTGGATCGGCACTTTGCAATTCTTTATCTTGTTTTTGTCCTTGGGATTGCATATACATTCCAACACCAGCAGCTGCACCAACGGCACCAATTGCGGCTGCAGTCTTAGGATTTTTTGCAATGAAACTTGATAATTTTGGAATTGCAAATCTTGTTAATTTGAGAGTGAGTTTTGCGACTGTACCAACAAAAGCACGAACAAACTTACCAAATGGAGTGGTAAATAAGACGATAGCGCCCATCAATGCTGGCCACCAATCCTTTAAGAATTTTTTAAGTGTCTCAACTCGTTCTTTATTCTGGGGATTGTTCAACCATTTTACAAAGTTTACAAATGCCTTTCCAAGTAAAGTAAAGACAATAAATCTTATGATCTTGTCAAGAATCCCCTGAACTGGAGCAAGAAGACCAGCAGCAGCAGATGCAACTTTACCAATTCCAGTTTCTAGTGATTCTTCTCTCTTTTGTCTTCTTAAGACTTCAGCTTGTTTTCTTTCGGAATCTTCTCGTTTTTTATCTAACTTACTTCTTTCTGTTAGTATTTCAAGTATTTTTGATACTGATCTGTTGATTGATACTACATGCTTTAGTAAATCGTCGGATTTTTGTTCTGTTGGTTTTGGAGGTTCAACAGTGAGGCTTTCTGGTCTGACTCTAGCTCTTGGGGGAGATGTAGCTGCCCTGACATTTGTGGCATTAATTCTCCCAGATTTTTTTAGTTTAAATTTTCCTACTTTATCTTTTACGCGATTAAATTCTTTTTGTAAGATTTTAAGATGTTTTTTCGATATCTTTTTTCCGTTTGCCCACGATCCTTCTAACAGTCTCTGTGAAATCAGATCACTATAATCTTCATAGTCTCCTTCGGAGACATCTTCCATACCAATAAGTTTTAGTAAGTCTGGATCAATTTCCTCATCTACCAAATCACCACCACGAGTGCCTTCGTATATTGGTTCACTAGTGGGAGTTGTTGGCTCTTCTCTTATATTTTTAAGAAGATCTTCTAGGCTAGGAATATCTGGTTCATTTTTTAGATATTGTTCAACCAGCCACTCTTGATATTTTTTATTTTCTTCCGCAAAATCTTTTGCCTTATCTTCCTCAAAAAGTGGAAATCCACGAGAATCTTTTTTTATATTTCTAATAACAGTGTCAGCTTCTTTATCAGTTAGTTTGACTTCAGAATAATAGAATCCACCGCCAGGTTGCTTCTTACCAGTAAGTTTTGCCTTCAGTATAATCCAGGTGTTTTCGCCAACCTGATTGAATGAGAACCATTTTACTGATAATCCTGACGGTATGCCAATTTGCATTTTATTGTTGCTGTTTTAGTTTTTCTTCTTCTAAATGATTCTTCAATAAAGTTACATAAACTTCTCTTTCCCAAGGGAGCCACGATTCAATCTCAGTCAAAGAGTATTTATGATATTGCATCAAGGAGAAATTAAGCTGATAATAATTCTCCAGATCCATATGAGAAAGACTTATACGAAAAAAGATGTTAATCCCTCAATTGTTACTTCACTTTCAACCTTTGTCTTTGGATTTTTGATTTTGATTGTATGAGATAGTTTTGGCATAGTCTCAAAGAATTTTTCAATTAATTTAAACTGAGAGGAATTCATTTGATCTAGAAATTCTTGCAACTCTTGTTTTGTCACATCAGAAGTTGACCAAACTTCATCTTCGGTATAAATTTTATCAATACAAGACCCAATCAAATCAAATGCCTGATCCATATCATCAGCAGAATTGAGATCAAAATTATTTTTGATGAATTGATCGAGTGATGGGTATCTCATCTCCAGATAAATTTTATCATCAAGCTTAATTTTCTTTTCATGCCCATCAAACTTCTGGACTTCAATTTCATCAATGTTGATTTTTACTGGAACTGTAGTTTCTTCATCATCTGGACAAATCACATTAACTTCAATGTCTTCTCCAACTGATTTTCCACGAATATTAAGGAATAGATATTCGATATCAAATGTTGGAAGAGTTTCTACTTTGATTCCTCTTGTTTCGATACAATTCTTTAGTACAGTTTTGATTGCTTCGGTGATTTGCCTTGAATCTTCGCTTTCTAGTGCCAAGACAAGTAGCTTTTCTTCTCGGACTAAAAATGGTCTATATTTTATTTCTTTTCCAGTTGATGGTAAAGTTAAATGATAAGTTGGCGCAGAAATCTTTGGTAATGGCATAATGTTCTTATGATCGAGTCATTGTGATTATTTATTTAACTGGTTGGAGCCGGAGGTGAATCGGGTCTGCCAGTATTTGGATTAACTGGAATACCATTAATTGTTGGAGGAAACGGAGCTTCTGGAATTCCGTTAGGTGTAGTTGGTTCTTCTGTTTCACTAACAAATTGAGCCGAATTTTTTGATAGCACATAACGACTATAAGTAAATGAAACAGTACATTTCAACAACTGAGAACTATCATAAGATACTGGCATTGATGTGACACTGATTGGGTATGCATTGATAAATTGATAAGTTAATGGTCTTCCTCTATCTGAACGGTCGTGATCTCTTTCAAATTTTGTAATGAATAGATTATCAGTCTTATAATCGTCTGGAAAGTTGACTCTGTAATTATAAGTTCTTCTTAGTTGTGGTAGAGTTGGTCGATTTGTTGCCGACAATAAGTTTTCTCCAACAACATAAGAAATCCAATTTTCAAAAAAGTCAATCACAAAATAATTACTATCGACAATAAAAGTAAAGTCTGCACGATCATCATATGATCTACGATATGCGTGTCTTTCTGTTACTCCAGTGTAATCATTATTAATTTCATGCGTCATCACAGATGATCCAGGCAATGAGGCATCCGAGCAAGAAAGTCTAATTAATTCTTGTGTATCTCCTTGATATTGTCCACCTTCAAATCCAGCACTCACTCTTTCCTGAAGAAATTTTTGAACCTTACTTTCTCCATTACCTGGAGGCAAAAACTCACAAATAAAATTCGATGTCAAAGCAGGTTGCAATAACTTGCTTTTAATCGCAGACATCTTGTATGGTTTTATTTCTGGGCCTGCCATCTATAAATAGCTTTACTGCATATAATATTTAGGAATAGATGGGGAATAAAAATTTCATTCAGGGATATTTTCACCCACAAAATCCAAAGAAATATATTGGGAACCCAGAGAATATTGTCTATAGAAGTTCCTGGGAACTACGATTTATGAATTGGTGTGATTTGAACGAAAGTGTCATCGCTTATGGATCTGAAGAGTTTTTTATTCCTTATCGCTCTCCGGTGGATTTAAAGACACACAGATACTTTCCTGATTTCATTATAAAAATCAAAGAGCAATCTGGAGAATTAAAGACTTATGTGATTGAAGTCAAGCCAAAAAAGCAAACTGTCCCACCAAAACAACCAAAAAGAAAAACAAAGAATTGGTTGTATGAGATGAAGACTTATAGTGTGAATCAAGCAAAGTGGGCAGCTGCAGATGAATGGTGTAGGAGTAGAGATATGGAATTCAAAGTGATCACCGAAGCGGAACTTGGAATCTAATAATGTTTAAACCACTAGACAATCAGGCTCGTAGGCTCTGGAAAGTATTTGGAACAATTAGAACTTGGTTTTCAACTCTGACAAAATCATCAGAACGAAAACTAAAAAGAGAAGAAGAAGAGATAAAATTTGAAGAACAAAAACTTCAAAGAGAAGTTCCTAGATCTTATGTACAGGATCAGTTAAGCGAAAGAAAAAAAAGATTACAACAAAAACAAGATGAGTTCTACAGCTTCAAGAACCTTATTGATAGTTTACCAAAAAATCAATCACCAAATTTTTATTTTAATGCCCTAATTGATATTTTGTCTAAACTTGGTAGAACAGAAGAAACCATGGAAACTGGTAAAATCTATACCTTCAAATATATCGCAAAAACAAAAGGACAGTGGTATGATGTACACCCAGTAAGTTTAATTGTGAAGGAAGGTAGACAATATTGGAAAGGAGTTAATTACCATTGGGAACGGCATCCAGAGTACATCGAGAGTCCAATCAGAACTTATGCTTATGAAGGAATGCAGTCAATGTTTTATTACATTAAACCTCAGGAACTAGAATATATTTTACAAGTTCCTTCATTTTTTCCAGTGTTCATTTCTGGAAGATAAATAGATAAAAAACGATAATGTCTCATACTCTACGAAAAATTGAGATGGTTGTGTCCCTTATGTGGGGGTGGTTCTGATGGCAACTGCAAGTACAAGAACTATAATAACTACAAAACAGCCATACAAAACTAGTGGAGGAGAGACTCTTTATTTGGGGACCTCTACAGAAGTTCAAGTTGATGCAGCAGGAAAATATATACCAAATAGTGCAATTGTCAGTTTAAGATTATACACTGGAGGCATTTTAGGGACAGACTATAAAACAGTTGCAATTCGGGATGCGGGAGAAGCGTGGAAACTTACCCAAGATGCTGATGGAAATGTCATTGCTGGGGCAGACTTACAGCAAACACTGGCAAATAGAAACTCTTTGATGAATATCAATTTAAATAATCATGTTTCTAATGTATTACAAGCTCCATTACAAGGAGTTCCAGCTGGACAAGTGAATACAAATCAACAATCTAGTTCAAATGCAGCATTAGGATTACCACAGACAACTGGGACGGCCAGACCAGATCCAAATAAACCACCTCCACAAGATACAACAGTTAATTTATCTTCAATATCTCAAATAAATCCAGATTCACCAAATCCAAATTTTTCTGATGCTTTTGGTATAAGTGATTTGGTATACCCAACAAATATAAGAAATAATAGTCAAGACTTTATCAAATTTTCTGTCATTAAATATGAACCAAGAAAGCTCGATGTTACTGGTGCCATAGGAATTCTAGGTGAAAGAAGTCAAAGTAAAGAAATATTAGGAAATATAATTTTACCAATTCAGCCATCGATTACTGACACTAATAATGTAGATTGGAATGGACTTGGAGTAAATCCAATAGAGATGGAGTTGACTAACGGTAGTTTAAATATAATGTCTGGATCTGGACAATCATATGTTGATGATTTAGTAGGCAAATTAACAGGTATGGGAAAGGATGCAAATGTAATTAACTCTGTGAAACTTTATTTTGCCCAAAAAGCAGCGGGAGTTGATGGATTATTGTCTAGAGTCACTGGTGCAGTTGTTAACCCAAACTTAGAATTATTATTTCAAGGACCCACTCTAAGGCCATTTAATTTCACATTTAAATTGTCACCTAGAAGTGAAGCGGAAGCAACTGTAGTAAAAAAAATTATTAGAGCATTCAAACAATATTCGGCAGTAGGAACCGCCAGCAATAGACTATTTCTCACGACACCAAATGTCTTTAATATTCAATATGTTTCGAAAGATAATGATGGAAAAGAATCCAATCATAAATCATTGAACAGAATAAAAACATGCGCACTAAAGTCAGTAAATGTTGATTATACGCCAGATGGGTCATATATGACATTTAGTGACAACACAAAAACCATGACTTCGTACAGTTTATCTTTACAATTTCAAGAATTAGAACCGGTAACAACTGGTGACTACATTGATAATGTCCCATACAACGAAATAGGTTACTAAAATGCCATCATACTTCAGACAAGTTCCAGATTTTGAATATGTCAGTAGAGATTCCAATCAAAGGCAAATCTCAGAGTATGCGACTGTAAAGAATCTATTTCGTCGTGGAAAACTTCGTGAGGATATTTTTGGAAATCTATCATACTTCACCAAGTATAAGATCATTGGAGACGAAAGGCCAGATAATGTTGCATACAAAATTTATAACGATGAAACACTCGATTGGGTAATTCTTCTTTCTAATAATATACTCAACATCCAAACCGAATGGCCATTGCCACAATCTATATTTGATAAGGTACTACTCGAAAAGTATGGTTCTTATGATGAACTATACAATGGTATACACCATTATGAAACACAAGAAATCAGAGACAGTATTGGAAATTTAATTCTACCAGAAGGTATCAAATTGCCAAATCAATGGAAATCTGAAAATGGTTTTGTTGAAGGATATAAAGCTGTTGGAGTTATATCAAGACTTATCTATCAGGGAGATGTGGAAGTAGTCATTGACCAAAACATATTAGATCTAAGACAAAATCTAATCATTACAATTCAAAATGCAGTTGATGACGCAATTAATGGCTCTTTTGTAATTAAATCACTAGAAAGACGAGATACGAATGGAGATGGAATTGAAGATCAAGTGAGATTCAAGATTGACATCACAGAAGCACCACCAACATCAGGAAATGGAATTGAATTACAAGTTACTGGAAGAGAATCTATTGAATTTACTTCCAGTACACCTCTACAACAATCAAATAATTATTTCTATGAATATTATGACAATAATTTACAAAGTCAAATTCTGGTGCCATCAGCTTCTATGTTAACTGCAATCACAAATTATGAATACGAAAGTCAGCTAGAAGACGACAAAAGAAATATTTTTATTCTTAAGCCACAGTACTTGAATATTGTGTTTAATGATATGGAAGAAATCATGAAATACAAAAAAGATTCCACTCAATATATGAGCAGAACCTTAAAGAGAGGAGATAATATCAGACTATATTCTTAATCACCTAAAACATAATCTAAGTGAGACTTCAGAACATCATAAGATTTAAACTGATCTGGTGCTTTCATTGATGACAGTGAATGTGCATTATTCATGATTTCTTCAACATTAATTTCTAATGGTTCAATTGGACCGAAGTTTGAACGGTCATAATCGTGTGAACCATCTATATCTTGAATATAATAATTAAAATTACATCCTTCTCGTAAATCAAAAATATTTGTTTCGATATCTTTTTCGATGTCTGGATACATTATATTTAAAATTTTTCTAAATACAGTTCTACCATATTTCAGAATGAATACTTTACCATTATTATCTGAATTTGTAGAATCGTCAATAACATAAATGTTGCTATAATAAGCAATCTTCATTTTTTGTTTTTTGACGGCATCTTTTGCTGCTTTTGCATTAGTAGCAAGAAGTTTTTGATTGTACTCTGAAACTGGATCTGATTTCTTGATGTTTATTAAAGAGTTTTCTTCATATAAAATTCCGGTTGGACCAAGAAAAGAATAATAAAAAAGACTGATCCAGGGAAACTCATCTCCTTCAATTGTAGGTAGAAAGCGAATCGTAGCACGAAACTTTCCATCACTATCCAATACTGGATTGTAAAACTTTTCTTTTTTGATGTTTTTGAGTTTCATAAGAATAAGAAAATGGGGAGCCAGAAGACTCCCCGAAAGAATTATTGAGCTAGCTTACTGAAGTATGCCATGGCATCGTCTTCGTCTTCATCAGTTTCTGATACAGCACTAGAGGACTTACTACGAGAATATGACTCTTCCAGTTCCTTCATGATGTCGCTTTCTGCTGATTGCACCAGGGATTCGAGGTGTGCTTCTTGTTCTTGTGCCTCTTGTGATGCTGGCTTAGAGCCAAGAACATAGTTAAGGCGCTTTTCGAGTTCTTCCGGTGTTTTGATCTTATCTCGTGAAATCAGTTCTTGTAGAGAATGTTCACTCTTCCACAGTGCCTCCAGATCTTCATCATCTCCACCTAGAAGTGCAGATGGAGCCTCAAATACACTATCATCATAATTTGGATAACCAGCAACTTGCTTTACGCGAAGTCGGAAGTTGGCACCAGTCCACATATCAAAAGGATCAATAACTGGATCATCTTCGAATTCTGGCTTCATTGAAGCTTTGATTTTATCAAATACCTTGGCACCAAATCGGAAGATTTTAACTTGACCTTCTAGGGAAGTATCTGCTGGATTGCTCACAATATAAACATTGGCATAATAGCTCAGTTTACGCTTACGAGCACGAGCAACTTCTTTGTCGGAATCTAAACCAGAGTTCCACAATTCACCATTTGAACGACATACACAGCACTCTTCTCCAAGTGTAGTTGGGCAATTTTCGATGAACCAACGACCATTGACCTGGAAGCCATGATTATACAGTTTTACGAAAGGTAGATCCTCATTTGGGGGTGCTGGAAGAAAACGAATTACAGCACGGCCATTACCTGCTTTATCAGTTTCTAGCTTAAAGAGATTAGGATTATCATTGGAATTATTTCCTCCCATCTTTTCTGCTTCCTTGATCAACTTTTCAGTTAGGCTACCAAGGGAAGATTGTTTCTTGAGATCTTTGAAATTCATGTTACGATTGATACGATTGATAGTTTGGGCGGCTTTAGGGTTCCCAAGCCCATGAGAGTATTATAGCACAGGCTCAGTCGTCTTGCAACTGCCGTTTTGAGTCTCGTATGAGATTGGTCATATTCTGAAAAACATCACCAATCTTCATGTGTGGAGCCAACCCAAGCAACTGCATTGATTTATCCAATCGAGTTTTCATCTCAATTGCCTTGGGATCATCTGATAAACTTAGTCTTGCATAAAGAACTCTTTGTCTATCTAATAATTGCTCTAACATTTCTATATGCTCTAACTTCTCTTCTTTTGACATTAGTTCAAAAGAAAGCATAGTAGAAGATATTCTTTCCTGAAGAAATCCGATTTCTTTCAATTCGTTTTGGACAATATCAGAATCAAAAAATGTCACAGCAAAACTTTTCTTAAGATGTCCTTGTATTTATCCAGTTCTAGGACTAAAAATGGAGAATAATTCTCTATTTTTTTAGAAACCAATTCCCATATTGGATCTATTAGTGCTCCATCAAACTTTTTTTTGTAGTTGATCATTTGATCTAATATTACTAAAGTCTCCAAAGTCAACTTACCAGAAAGATACTCTTTTAATATTTTTGGATGTTTTCCACCTTCAATCTTCAGATAATCCAGAAAGTTATTTCCAGCAAATACATTTCGCAGATCGGATTCAAAAACATAAGTTAGAGATTGTCTTTTCTTTTTCCATTCTAAATATTTTTCATTTCCATTCTTGATGATGTCTCCAATCCACAAGGATGATGGATCAGTTGCCGAGACAAAGTTTGAAACAAAGAAGTCTACAACTTCGTCATCTTTTTTTTGTCTTGACAGTTTTTCAAAAAAGAGTCTGTCTTTTCTCTTATGAAATGCATCAATAGAAGCCTTGATTTTTCCATTATATTTGTGGAAGTCATAATTGTCACTGGAAAAGTGACGCTTTAGTGCAAGATAAGTTTTAAAAGTTTCATGTGGTGTCACTTTGCTCATATAGGCAGCTTTGCTTTCGAACTCTGTTTAAGAAAATTTAATTCAATTGCATCACATCTCAATTTTTCCTTAAGTGGTTTAGTGATTAATTTAGAGATTGATTCTACATCAAGACCATTAGATTCACAGTAGTGGACAATGGCACTAATATAATTGTGCTCTGGCTCATTTTGCACCAAACTTTCAATTTCTTGTGCGAATTTATCTTGACATAAGAACTTCTTCTGAAATTCTTTTTTAAGTTCATCGGAGTGATTCATATTCTTTGAGTTTATCCTGAGTGAATTTTTTTACATATTTTACGAGAAGGCGGATGTATTTTTCAACATCAGTTTCGACATAAGTCACCACTTCACCATTTTCACATGCCATAATAATAACCAACTGTTCAACTTCTCTGCCAGTTAATTCTTTAAGCATAAATGCATAAGCTGCAGCCTGAACAAAATAATTTTCGATCCATTCTCGTGGTTTTGGTTTTTCTGATGACTTATAGTCAATAACACTTAATTTGCTTTCGTAATCAGCAATAGTATCAACTGTACCAGCAATTTTGAAGTAATCACTATAAAGAGAACGCTCAATTGCAATGATATTATCAATTTTGTCTAATTCAGTTTTTGCGACATCAAAGAGAAACTTAGGAAGAGGAGTAGATTCTGGAAGCTCTTCATTCATTAAGTAATTCTCAATGAGTGAGTGCATTGCTGTTCCACGATTTGTGGATGCTTTCGTAATGCGGTTTGCTTCTTCTTCTCCTACTCTCTTCCTCCAACTAATAAACTTTTCTTTATTATAATGTGATGTAACAGAAGTGACTGAAACGAATTTTTTTAGTTCTGTTTCCCCTGGAATCCTATAATAACGAACTCCATCAATTGTTTCTCGTTCAAGATTTGGCAGATTGATTTCAATATGATTGAACTTTTTCGCCTTCAATGTTTGCCAAGGATTGCTCATCTTATCGCTTCAGACTCTCACTCAGTATAGCACGGCTTTGGCCTGGTGTCAAAGGTTAAGTGAGTGCTTTGCAATCAGGTACTCTTTTACCAAACCAGAACGAACGACATCTTCAATTCCAAATTCCACAGTTTCAAATGATGGCATAACATTTAAAATCTTCATAAAATCTATGATTCCATTTTTTTCATTTTGGCGGACCAAATCACTTTGAGTTGCATCTCCACTAAACATGATTTTACAGTTTTCGCCAACTCTGGTGACGATAGAATCACTTTCATGGAAATTGAGGTTCTGGAATTCGTCTACAATGATGATGCAGTTATCAAATGTAGTACCACGAAGAAAACTAGAGGACCAGAACTTGATGGTTTCTTGTGCTTTTAAATTCCCATAAAGCATTTCAAAATCTTCATCGGATGGAAGTTGGAACATGTATTTTACCATGTTCTTATATGGAATTTCAAATAATGCACTCTTATCTTCGTGTCCACCTGGAAGAAATCCGATTTCACGAGTCTGGACTAAAGATCGAATGATATAAATTTTTTCATAAGGACTTTTTTCATTTAATACTTCTCTTAGTGCTTTATATAAAAACACAAAGCTTTTTCCAGTTCCAGCTGCTCCGTATGCTACTAGATTTTTTCCCTCATCATAATAATCAAATAATTTCCTTTGATTATCTGTTAATGGTTGAATGTCTAAAAGTAGATCCGAATTGATCGGTTTCTTTCTTTTCATTTGCTTCGCGGTCATACCAACTCCGATTGGTTGATAATCATCTGATGTTCTTTTCCTTCTTGCCATGTATCAATATTGCATTTTTGACTTACTTCCGCCGGATTTATCGGCTTTCTTTAAAATTTCGCCCCAACCTGGATGCTTATTAGTCAGGCGATTTTTCCAATCTCCTACTTCACCTGGACTTGCACATCCTTCACTCCAATCGCGCTGCCACTGAGGGTTTTCTTCATACCATTGCTGAATGTCATGGACACTCATTTGGATAATTTTTTTTTCTCCAGTCTCTTTATTAATAATTGGATAAATTGCCAAAATCAAATCTCCATACATTTCTTATATTTATTCGATGCAAATCGATGGTGCATCATCACACTCAGAGCAATCCACACATTCGTCTATATCTGGATTCTTATCTAAAAATTCTTGAAATTGTTCGTCCGTCAAGAATATTTTAAATATGTGCCCAGTAAGATGATCTTTTACGCACCAGGATTTCATAGTTTTTATGGTGATAGTTTTGCCCTATGTAGACGCTTCTCCTCATAATATTTCCAGACATTAGGTGACCATCGCTCAAGCAATGGAGCGAATTGCTCACAGAGAGCTTGAATTTCAAGTTGAGCGTCCATTTTTGCCCTCAGATCCATGAGGTGCAAAACCGAACGGAGATTAAATGAGACCACAAAATTCTGACGAATTGCTTGAGCAAGATAATCACGAATGTGTTCTTCGCACATTCCTTTCTCATATTTTACAGAATAACGCTTACAACCCTCCACGATCCAGTTTAATTCATCTTGATAATCCTCTTCCTTCCAATCATATTTCTTACCATAACGATTGGTATAAAATCCAGGAGGGCGAACATAAAATACATCCTCTGGATTTAGTTCGCCACTAGCAACTTTAATAACACGCTTTCCAGTATATCGTTGAGACTGAACATCAAAGCTTACACCCACTCGATGTGTTCTTGCTTGCATTGCGACATTGTGGACATAACCAGAAACTGAAAAAGTAATCGCTGGATGCTCTAGTGGCCCCCAATGTCCTTTATCATTTCCGAGAAGACGATCCACAATCCACACACCACATTCACTTGAAGTTGGAATTTTTTGGTTATGAATGGGAGTTTCGGAGTAATCGCATTTTCCAGCCTGATAAATGACTTGCTCCGGAATAGGATAACATTGGAGCATCACCACTTCAAGATTCTTATCAAGTTCAAGTAAGTCTTTTGCTTTAATTGGTTTCATACATCAATCTCCCATGTTTCTTTTTCTTTTTTACGAAGTTTTTTAAGTTCTTTCATCATTTCTTTAATCTCTTGATATGCCACCTCAGGAGACATTTTATCTCCAACTTCAAGACCCACAATATATTGCACTTTATCGCCAAAGCGTGCTAGTGCTCGTTCAAATTCGGTTAAAGTTTCGTACATTATTCCTCATGATAATCTGGTTCATAAGTATCTATCAAATCCACAGAAGAAGAAATCAGATCTTCAATTTTTACGATGTTACTTTGTTTTTCTTCTTCCATTTCAAGCTTAAGAGATTCAATCAAAAGCTCCATGTTTTTGATGATCAAATTTATTTTCTGTTTATTCATGTAACCCATGTCAGGTACGAATCTATTATACTGAAAAAAAAGTGGGCTGTCAACCCACTTTTGAATATTATGCAATTTGAGGCTTTTTAGCCATGTTTAGTTGCGCAGCTAGAAGAAGCTTTTCTTTTTGTGCTTTCTTCTTAAGATAACGAACAAAATAAGAATTCATCTCACTTTTCCTGCTTTACGAATTTGATTCCGCGATAGGTTTCATTGTATTGTTGTGGTTGTTGTTGGGCTTGTTGTTGAGCCTGACGACGAACTTCGGTGTCATACTCAACACCCCTGTAAACTACTTTAGACATTTGCGTTGCTCCTTTACTAGTTGTAAATTTGCGTTGCTTCTCCCTAAGGATACTTCCGCTGGTCTTCCCAGTCAACGATAGAAGTATTATACTCCATATCTCTATCTATGTCAAGAGTGTATTCGTTGATACCTTTTTGTATCAATACGATACTAGATTATGTTAAGATTTGTTGATATTATCTCTGCACAAACTCAAGCTTATAATGCTCTGGATTTAACTGTTGAATGATTATATCACAACCAATTTTTGGATTACTATCACCGCATGTAAAAACATCCACTGCTGCATTGCCATCCTCAGGCCAAGTATGAATTGAAAAGTGACTTTCAGAAAGCAAACATAATACAGTAACGCCCTGTGGATCAAATTTCTTAAAAATAGTTTGACATACCGTTGCTCCACTAGCAACAGCAGAATTTTCCAACAAATCAATAAGAAAATGCACATCATTGAGATGTGCATAAGAACAACCATAAAGATTCAACAGATAATGCTTACCCATCAGTCCACTGGATCCTCTTCGTATTCCTTAATGAGATCAGAAACTAAAGTTTCTGTACCATCCATGTTCTTAATTTCATACAATGAAGATTTCATATATTTTTTAATTTTCTTATATTTTTTAATTAGGTCTTGAACTTCGTCTTTATAGATGACGACATTAGGGTTATTAAATCCTGTACTCATTTCTTTTTCTTTTTCTCAGTTGTTTTTTCGCCCCAAAGCCTTGGGTTGGTTCTACCATATCCAAAATCAATTTTTTTAATTGCTTTAGAACCAAGTTTATCATAATAAAGATCAAAAATATCTACTCGCTTTCTACCACGGCACACATCAACATAACTACCATCGTCTAATTGATAATAAACCAAATATGCATCATTTGGTACAGAAGTATCCTTGATCTGATCTGGGGTGGCATTGGAGTAAATTAATTCACATCCATAAACTGAATTAATTTTTTCCTTTTCTTCTTTTGACCATTCTACCATTTTTTTATCTTTGATTAATGATTTCAAGACCGACCTCCCCATTGAATGTCAGGATATGCGTCCTTAACGATTTGGTGAGTTATCTTATATTTAGTTTGCAATTGCTTATCTTTAGTGAGAATTAAAATCTCCGCTTCTTTGGGGTGCAATCCTTCCAAAAGATTGATAAACATCGTTTCAATACGAAGTTTTGATATAGATGAATTTCCACCTCGAATAAAATTATAAAAAATTCCAGCTTCTTGCCTCAGCGAAGTCCGCTGTGTTGCCATATGAGAATCTAGTTTACTTGGATTCTCCAGTTGCTTTTCAATGCTAGTGGAAAGATTGTCGTTCCCAGAAGATTGATCCTGAACACTGGAATATGGAACTGGACCTTCTGGCAGAGCGGAAAATACACTTTCATCAAAATTCCAAATTAAAATAGAAACAAGAGCATCATTACGATACTCTTGTAGAACTTCAATTTTCTTCTGGTTTGTCCTTTGGTTTGAAACTAATTCAAGAATCTCATGTTGAAATGGATTTGGTTGTAGTTTGATCGATTCAGTCGTCGTCTTCGCTACTGTCTTCTTCTTCGTCGTAGTAGTCATTTAAATCTCCTTCAAATCTAAAAGCAAGTATTTCATCTGGAATAACATTTCCATTCTGATCAAAAAATTCTGGGTGCATATATGGTACTTTATTATTCTCAATATGTTGACTTACCACCCAAACAATAAGCCCACCAACAAGGAAGAACAAAATTGAAACAAGAATGCTTAATGTGATTGCTACTGCGATCATTGTTTTGTCTCCTGGGAATTTCGTTTTCTTAGCTGTATGCCTATATGAAAATGAAATTCCACATTAAAGAGAGAAACCATTTTCGCATAAGCAAAATTAAAAAAGTTTGGTTCCTCCTTCTTCTTAGTCTTGCGGAGCATAAGCTCCATACCTCTATTTATTTGTAATTTTCTTCCTTCTGCCTGGTCTCTTGTCATAAAGATATTTTTCGGTATCAGTCAAAATTGAGTCCAGGTAGTTTCGAATTTTACGAGCAAAAGGTTTTGATAAGTATCCATATGCTTCTCTTAATTGCTTATGAATTTCGTCCTGTCCTCCTTCTAAATATGTATCTAAATCTTCCACCAAGAGTTTTAGATTGATTGCAGTGGAACTTTCAAGAAATTGTTTGGCTTCTGCTCTTTTAGCTTCTTTCCCTTTCAGGTATTGATAGAAATTCATGATAAATTTTTGCTCAGAGAAAGCATAATCGATTGCTTTTTCTACATCAAAACAATACTCTTCCATCTAGACAATTCCGTTTTCCTTTAGGTATTTTACTGTGTCCGTGCATCCACCTAGATGCAAATCATTCATAATAACCTGAGGAAAAGTAGAGCCATTACCAAACTCAGCATAAAAGTCATCCTTGGAAAAATGTTCTCCAAGATTATAAACAACATAATCAGATCCGGCAAGATTCAAAACTTGCTTGATCTTTTCGCAATATGGACAACCGTCCTTTGAGTATACAGTAAATTTCATTTTAATAATTCGTTGGGGTTTCTCGGATAGTAAGATTTCCTTTTCCTTCAAGGCTACGAACAAAAAGTTCTGTAAACCTTTCCATTTTCATATAATGAACTGATGCAGGATGTTCATTGATTGCATTTTTAAGAACATTAAGTTCGTTCCACTCATCATCAGAAAGCATAGAGTTTTCAGTAACATCCATTACATTATAACACATTTCATTATTATGTATTGAAATGATAACTTTATCTTTAGATTTCT